GCCACTCGAAATAGTGAGTAGCTGGAATTGCATAGCGCTCGCCATTTTTTGCGCCAAGTCCGACTAGTCCGCCAGGAAAGAAAACATCCCACTCAATAACGGTAGTCAGCTCCCCAGCAGGGCAAACCGCAAATGGCCCGCGATAGCCGCCCTGAAGACTTGACTGATCTAGGGAAATTGTCGCGCCAGTGGTCGAGAGGAATGTGAAGCCTGGAAATCCGGTGTCAGTTGATCCTGAAGACGTTAGGCGCTCAACAGTTAGCTGCTGAGCACTGAATACGGTTATACGATAACGAAGCCCTACAGGTCCAATACAGGTTGCGATTGTGCCGAGTGTTAGTGCGGTGACAGGCGATCCGCCAACGAAGTTAAGCGTCATCTCAGGAGGCGTAGGGCCCGCTGCCGGCGTGTAACTGTTGACAACATAAAGGCCGCCGTTTACGCCAGAGATCTCAATGTTGTCGCCAGGTGATGGCGCAAGCATTTCAAGATTGAATCCGCGAATAATGTCACGACCAGCGCCGCCATCAACGAACTCGTATTGGTAAGGGATGATTGCGCGAATGATAAGGTTATCAGTCCAGTCTGACGGGAATGATCCCTGCCCAACTGGAATATTGATATTGAATGCGTTGAATTGCATGGATGCAGCAACGAAGCTTGGCGTCAGAGCATTGGCAATCGTAAGCTCAAGGCCAGATGCGCCATTAGAACTAGATCCCACCTCTGTAACATCATTCCACCAAAGATGCGCAACGTCGGCAGACAGATCAGCGCCTGCGTCATACAGGTTGTACGTCACGTCGCCGCCAAGAGAGATTGCCGGAGTGTCGCCAATCAGAATATCCTCAGCGAGTATTTCGTGGTTTCCGACGCCTACGCACAGCAGCATCTCAACACGTTGCTCGCGTGGTGCAGCAAAGTAACGACGAGGCGGCAGAAGGTAGTCAGGATAAACCTTGCGCCGGCCTGCAATTTCTCGAACTGGAGAGTTGATCTTTACCTTGTTGCCTTTAATCGATGCCTCGTTAATGCCTTCTCCGTTCTGAGCGGTGGCATTAACCTTTGGAATCTTTGGTGTTAGTGTTTTGATTGCTACAAGGAACAGGGCACCGAAGAACAGCTCGGTTCCTTTTGGCTCAATGACGATATCAATTACGTCACGATCAGAGAATACAGTTAGCGCCCACTCATCGGCAGGCAGCAGATTGCCATTGAGCGAGACACTGATAGGGTGAACTTCCATATCCGAATAGCTAGGAACATTCTCCGACAACCAATCGCGCACAGACATTCCGCCAGCCGAGTATTCCTCGCTAGGCTCATCATTCAACTTTGATCCAAATACTCTAACGGTCACGGTAATAAATCACTCTTAGGTATTGGGATTCAAAATCGTGGACTCTCAGCAGGCGGGCACCCTTCTTTGGGTTTATTTCAAGCGCGTGCAGTCCATTTTCTAGCTCAATTATAACAGCGACATGGATGCACAGCGGGCCACGGAAGACGGCGGCGATTGCACCGTCTTCTGGCGAGCACTCTTCCATTGCGGCGGATTCTTGTTGATAGGCGCGGGTGAATTCTTTTGGCTGGGTGTTGCGGATTGTGCCGAATGATGGGAGTAGGCGTTTGCCGCAATGATAGTGGCGGACATATCTGCAAAGCCCGTAACAGTCCCATTTATCAGGACCGCGAGCCCCATCTTCGTATGTGGACGCGAGAAATCTATTAATCCACTCCATTAGAGGTACTTCAAACCTGGGGCGAAGTCAGTAGTATAAAGCTTGCGAGGCCACGCCATGTTAAGAATATCCTGAAACCCAGCCTCAATCTGCACAGTAGTCCCCGTAACATTCCCGCCAAGCACCGTCGCATAAAACGGATTCTCAGACGGCTGAGTAAGATCAGAATCCAAGTAGCGGCGGAATGTAAGGCGAATACGTTTTTCACTCTCAAATGCCTGATCGATTAACCGCTGAGCCTGCCCCGTGACGTTATCAATCGCGAAGTTAAGCGACTGACTGCCTTGATTGCTTTTCTTCGGGAGTGCGATTGAGATTGGTGCTGATATGAAGTTTTTGAAAGTGACCCCATCAAGCCCTAGAGTCATTCCTTCAACTTCGTAACCCTTGACGATATAGATCGACTCATCCCACGCATCGCAGGCCAATTCAATGGTATCGATAATGCATTCAGGCCCAGCCGATGCGTATACTCGCTCGATTAGAGTGCTCAAGTTCCCTGCCTCTTAGTACCTGTCAATTGGTTAACCATTCTACCAACTTTGCCATCGCCCATTCCGTTACCGACAACAACGTTAACTACCCAAGCTTCATCCTCCGCGCTGAATTTACTAGTGGCGGTTGCTTGCTGGCCCGTGTAGTTGTTTACGTTGACGATTGGGGCTGCTGCACCGACGCCAGAAGTTGCATCCTTGTTGCTAACTACGTCGCCACGACTGTTCGGCATCATGTATTGACGACCGTTGGCAGCGTTGAATATCTCTGGTGCGCCGGTTTCGTTTACACGGTACATGCCGTTAGCCTGGACTGGACCGCCGAGAGCGCGACCGCCAGCAATGGATAGACCTGATGCAAGCGCAGTAGTGGTCGAAAGTGCAGCAGCAGCTGGAGCGGCGTTAGCGCCAAACGAGGCCAAGGAAGCAAAGGCGGCAGCAGGCGCCCATGCGGCAGATGCCACGGAAGCCTGCGCGACAGTTGCGGCTGTTGCTGCTGCAGCGGTTGCCTGGCCAACAGACGCCATCACGATCTGCTGCTTAACCCACTCAACGCCGGCCTGCACGAACGAACCGATAACTGCATTAAGTACGGTGTTTGCAATGTTGCCGAGCGCGTCTTGCAGACTCATGGTGCCAGACAGAAGGCCAGCGAATGCTTGCGTGCCGGCCTGCCCGAGAGCGTCAAGACCATCGATCAGCGCCTGATTGCCAGCAGACTGAGCCGCAAACCGCTGCGTCTCGATCTCCATCATGCGGGCGTTGTATTCGGTTTCGGCTTGTTCCTTGAATGTCAGATAGTCCGTGTCGCTAAGCATTTTGGCCTGCTTGAGCGTATCCAGGTCTTTGATCTGCTGTTCAAGAGTCTGCTGGGCGCCTGCTGCTGGATCAACTTGGCCCAATAGCGTCTTGTTGGCCTGCGCCTGGTTCAAGTCATACAGAGCACCTGCCATCTCGCGAACCTGCGCAACTTGCTCAGGCGTGGCGAATTTATTAAGGCTAAGCTCGGCCTGCTGCATAGCTACGTCACGAGCATTCTGCCCGACAGCAGCGAGCTCTGCGCCGAGCTTGGTATAGACCTCAATGTTTTGCTCGATGCCGCGTTTTTCTTCGCTAGCTGCCTTGGTGGCTAGCTTCTCTGCTTCGGTCTTTTCCTTCTTGTTTGTTGCGCCTTCTTGCTTGCGTGCGTTTTCTAGATTGTAGATCTCGGCTGCGAGCTTTTGAGCTTGTGCGATCTCTTCTGGCTTGGCGTTAGGGCCAAGCTTGGCAGCGGCAGCGGCCTTGGCGCGCTCAACACCGACGAGGCGAGTTAGCTCGGCTTCCTTCTGGAGATTGTCTAGCGCCTTTTGAGAGTCGGTCTTTTCCTTGTTTTCTGGCGTCGTGATCTTTAGCTTGTCGCTCTCGGCCTTCTGCTGAGCGACCTTGCGATCTTGGATCGCTTTGATTTCGGCGTTATAGCCGTCAATCCGCTTCTGTGTTGCCGCAGCAGTTTCTTTCAGGCCGAAACGAACCTGTGTTGCATATTGCTGCTCAGCCGCAGCTCGCTCAGTTACAAGCTTGGCAAGTTGCTGTTGGTCGTCAAGCTGTCCGGAAGACAGGCGAATACCTTTAGCTACAGCATCCAGCGCAGTAGCGAGCGCACGAGAAGCGCCGGCAGCCTGGTCGATCTTAGAGATCGCCACGCCCATCGAGTTAACGATTGCATTGCTTGCATCGCCAACCGAACGCGGCACATTCTTGAATTCTGCGTTGACCTTTGCAGTCTGATCTTGAATCGCCACAAGCACGCGATCAATTGTCAGCTTTCCGTCAAGCATCTGCTGGCGAAGCTCGTTAAATGGAATGCCAAGACCGTCAGCGATCTTACGGCCAAGCTCTGGCATCTGTTCGATGATGCTATTGAATTCTTCGGCGCGCAGAGTACCGCCAGCAACTGCCTGAGAGAACTGGCGCAATGCTGCGCTGATCTCTTCAGCACTAGAACCGCCAATCTTGCCGATCTTTTGTAGCGTGTCGGTCAGACTAAGAACCTGATCACGAGTGACTCCAAGGCTCACGAGCGATGCCGTCAGACTCTCCCACAGCTTAATGGTGGTAGTTAAGTCTGATCCGCCGGCAGATGAAATCTGAATCAGTGCTGCATAGTTTGTGCGTGCATCTGCTGCGCTTGCAGACAGACGCTTAACGCGAGATTCAAGCAGCGTGAACTGCTCGCTGAGCTTTTGCAGGTTCATCAGCGCCTGTGCCGAGACGACCCCCGCGATTGCGCCGGCCAATGGAGTGAGCGCGCCACTGAATTTTGAAGCTTCGCCACTTGCACCTGACATGCTCTTGCCGAGCGTGCCCATGCTCTTTGATGATCCAGCAGCAGCCTTGTCTGTCTTATTGAATCCAGACTGCAAGCCATCAAGGCTTTTGTTTACTTGCTGCGATCCAGTCAGGACGTCTGCCGTTTCGATCTCAACCTGGTATTGTATGGCGCCCGCGTTGATAGTCATTTTTTCACCTGATACTGACGCAATCTGTTAATTTCTGCGAGTCGAGCCATTGCTTCGTCGTGTTCTTCTGGTGGCGGCAGAGTGTCTGGCTTTCCGTACTTGGATTGCATCGCGCCTGAAAACTCAGTCATGGTCATCTGCCAGGCGTCTGCGCTGGATAGGCCGAGATGCGCGACCGCCTGAGATACGAATTCTCGTGGCTTGAACTCTGGCACGAACTCATCTTTCGGTTTCTGAGTTGGCCTGCCTTCTGGCTTAACGCCTATGACACCGTGACGCATGAGTGAACGAGCCAAATGCACCATGTCATTTGCCGGCATGGCGCCAGGAACGAACGAGCGCCATTTGCTACCCATGTGGCCGATTAGAGATGTAACGTCTTGGTCGCAGCAAGCCACAAGCACGTCATACGCCGTAGCCATAACCTCGCGCTCCCATGCGCGATAGGCTGGAACGGGAAAGAACGGGTTGAATTTAGGCGCGGAGAACAGGATGGCGAATTTCTCGACGATCTCTGCTGGAGACCCAAGCGAATCGATTGCGGCGAGCGAAGGCCGAAAAAGGTAGTCGTGATCCCCGGCGCTGACACCGATCTCACCAACTGAAGTGATAGCTCGCATTTTTAGCGCCCATAGAAATATCACCTATTCTATCATTCGGCACTTGACGTAATATGAGTCGAGGCTATACTCGGCCAATACAAACGAATTTAAGGAACTGAAATGCTCACTCTTATGCTAGTGCTTGGCCTGTGCTCTGACGTTGGCTGCGATTACATCGACCTGACCAGTCGCGAGGCTGTGGTTAGCGACCTTGACTGCTATAACAAGGCAGAGGCATATAACAATTACAATCGCTCGATTGGCGCAGAGCCTAGATTCGCCTGCCTAGAACCTGAGAAATACATGAAGCTAGTCAAGCGCGAGCTATAAAAAAGCCCCTTTCGGGGCTTCTTCATTTCTGCAAAGTTACACAGTAACAGTGACGACGCAGGTATCAGTCTTGCTCGGATCAACCACAGAGGTTGCGGTGATCGTTGCCGTGCCAGCCGATACGCCGGTAACTCGACCGGAGCTATTCACTGTTGCCACGGCTGGAGTGCCACTGGACCAGGTTACGGCCTGATTGGCGGCTGCCGGAACAATGTTGTGATCCAGGTTGGTTACGTTTCCGATAGCTACCGTTGCGGTTGCAGGGGTTACGTTGACGGACGTGATGGCGATTGGAGTGTCTTCAACGATAACGCTTGGCAGGCCGCCTGGACGAGAGGTGGCGCTAGCCGTCATCGAGTAGGTAGCCACGTCGTCATACGGGAACTCTTGGCTGAACTCGGTCAGCACGCAGAAGCCGATTACGGTGTTGATCGGGCCGGTCAGGCGCAGCCAGACATACGGTTGCGGATCGGTGACGAAGTGATCAAACAGGAGCTGCTGGTTAACGGTGGTGCCGTCATCGCGAGCAGTTACGCCATCAATCGACACTTCAAACGTCTTGTAGGTGATCAGGGTGTCACGAAAGCTGCCTACAGAGTCATCAGCGGTTGCATCAACAGTATCCGCACTCATGGTCAGAGACTTGTTGCGAGCAGCACCGAGCGGCAACCATGTAAGCGTCATCGGATCAACATCACCGCAAGCAAGCGCGAACTCTGCTAGAACGCTCTTACCTACGAATTTAGAACTTGCACAGTTAAGGGCCATTCTCGGCGCCTCCTATAAGGTTGTTGAGTATCGCCCACAACTGAGCGTATATTTCAA